CATCCTTACCATTTTCTAACTTAATGGTTTTCACCGACTTTACATATGATTTTATTTTATCATATAATACCAGCGAATCCTCCTGTGCATCGTTATCTAAACATATATAAACCTCTGGTTTTGCGTTTTTTAGAGCTCCCATTAGTGTTTTTTGAACGAATTTACCTAATAATGGAATAGCATTTCTTTTCAGAGCAATTGCATCAAATACCCCCTCACATAAAATAATAGGTTGTTTCCAATCAATTTGATTACCAAAAACTATAACATCCTTACTTACAGGTGGATTCTTATATTTTTGTTTCTCATCAGGAAAGATACTTCTAGCTATAAAATAATTTAGTTGATTTCTACTATCATATGATGGAATAATAACTCTACCAGCATATAATCCTTTTTGACAAAACCCAATATTATATTTAATAATATGTTTTTTAGTTATACCTCTATCTTTAAGATATCGTATAGCGTGTCCTTCAATTGGATTCTTTTTATCTATTGTAAGTTCTAATGCAGATTTAAACTCTTCTGGTAAAAATAATTGTGAAGTGTTTTCAATCTCTTCCTCTTCTGTATCTGTTGTAATTTTATCTAATAATTCTTTAATAGAACCACCCCAATCATCTTTTAATTTTTTTCTAATCTCTTCACTAATTCCACATCTTCCTACTAAATCACTTAGGTCTAAATCACTCATTCCGATTCTCTTACCTAAATAAATTAAATTACCACCCGCATTACAAGTCCAACAATGAAACTTATAAGTCTTATCGTTTATTTGTAGTTTTGGTTTGTGATGATGACAAAAAGGACAATGATATGCATGCTCATTTTTCTTTAAAGCTTTGCTTGGTCCAATGTACTTATCAAAAAGTTGTATTATCTCCATATATCAAATATACGGAAAATATTTGAAATTACCAAATTATTCGGAGAACCATTCGTCTGGTATTACCTTATCGGCATACTTAAATCCATGTTTATCACACCAATCAGCGTAAGTAGTTTTGGATTTTTTAGTTATTTTGTTCTTTGAATTGGTAAATACGAAACGAATATCTAACGTAGGGTTTTGCTCTTTAACTAATAGATGTTTCTTTCTATCTGCTAATACAAACCTACCTTTCGTTTCTACCCTTATACCATTAGGTAATTTAAAATCAGGACTATATGTATGAGGTGATGAAGGTATAATATAATTAACCTTCTCAGTTTCATATTCTACTTTAATTCCTTTACTCTCTATTTGTTGGGAAACGGTATCTTCTAATCCACTCTTATAACCATTTTTCTTTGCTACCCAACCTGTTTTTGTAACCTTTTTCTTTGCCATTATTTAATTTATGGATTCGCTGGTTTTTTGTATTTTTTACTATTATTATATCCAACAAGAGTTTTTGAATCGTATTGATAATCATTATTTGTATTCAATGGTTTAAAGGTATCACTAGTTTTTGCAGTTTTAATATCCACCATTGCAAATTCTGTATCTTTAAGACCTTTTGATTTTTTATTAGCAGTAAATCCAGTAGCAGCATTTGTTCCTGCTGCAATTATACCTCTTTCAGGCCATACACCTTTTATAAAATCAGTAGTTTTTGGTGTTGTACCACCTGCTGCTTTTGCATTAGTAAATCCCGTAGCACCTGGTCCTGCACCACTACCGAAATCTGTATTACTATTGTATGTATCTAAAATACTAGCTTTGTTTGTTACGCCGTTAATTGCCATATTAAAATCCTTTTGTTTAATATAAATATATGTTAAGTATCAATTCTTACTAAAAAGTTTACAGGAAGGTCTGGAGTTGATTTAATTGGTGTTGCTAACTTAGCAACTGCCACCATATCCATATTATTATCATATAAACCAATAGTTGTAATATACGGTGCTAAATATGAACCAGTAGTATCTATTGATGAACTATATTCATAAACACCAAATTCTGCTTTTTGATATTTTTCACTATTTCTCCATTTTCTAACACCTTCATATGTAGTTGATATTGAACCAGTTACAATATTTGTTTCAGTATATGATGATGGATTAGTAGATGCATTAAATTCATCTTCACCCACTACTAATAAAAATTCATTTTCGTAAATAGTAATTGTAGATTTGTAAGATAAATCAAACGCATCAAATGCATTTTCTTTTTCTCCACCTATTTCTGTATCTTTAGTTAATGTTATTATACCATGTGAATAAAATACATTACCTACATTTGGAATAACTAATTCGGATAATGATGTTATTAATCCTGTAAAAGTCAATGTTTTATTTTCAATATCAACTACTAAATTTGTAAATGGTAAATTACCTTCATCTTCAAAATAAATAATTCCAGTATTCATATCAATACTATATGGACTTCCAATTGCCCATAAATTTAAAGTATACGAAGTACGTTCTACATCTAAAAATACAATCTTTTCCTCTTGTATATTAAATTCTAATAATTCATATGTATTTCTATCCGATATTAAATTACTAAATCCATCATCACTTATATTTTCATCCGTTCCTTCTAATACTAATTCTACTGAATTTTTCTTAATACCTTCACCAAATTTTGTTTGTGGTATTTTTAAAACTAATGTTCTATCATTTATAACTCTTTGCTTAGCATCAGGATATATTGTATATCTAGGTTTAAAATCACCAAAAGATAAAAATGGATTTAATGAATTTTCACCATTAGTACTATAATACATTGTTTTTAACTGATGATATAAACCATTTTCAGATAATTCAACATCCGTAAGATTAGAACTACTACTATTATGATTAACCGCTACACTAGATGATATATCAGTTTCAGTACGACCTTCCCAGGTTTTATATACCTTAAATGGTCTTAAATTAATATCTGATTTTGGAATTTGTTTTAACATATCTTAATATAAATATCTTATTAAACAAAAACCCAACCTTTTTAGGATTGGGTTTGTTTTATGTTGTTTGATTTTTGTTCTACGATACTTTCAAACAATATCTTAGAAATCTAATTTAACTTTTAATAATAATTCTTTACTAAATGATTTAGCAATAGGTCTAGATGTTTTAGCAACAGCTATCATCTCATTTGCATCATTAAACAAACCAACCGTAGTAATGAATGTCATTGGATCGGCCTGGAATGTAGGTTCTGTAATTGAACCGGTTGCATCTACATAAGTAGGGTTATTTGAGAAGTTAAATTCTCTATTATTAACTCTTACAAAGTAGTGTGCTGTTGATACATTTTCAATTCTACGAGCTTGGAAATCACCACCCTTCTTAATTGCGTTAAACAAATTTTTATGTTTAAAATCATAAGAAGTTGTAGTAGTTGCACCTGCTATTTCACCACCAATACTAGCACTTAATGCGGTTGGGTTTAATATAAAGATACCATAATCAGGATAGAATTTACCAAATCCTTGACCATTAGATGAAGTGTATGTAGAAATAATAGCTGCATCGTTTGTACCTAAATTTAATGTACCACTTACAATGTTATATTCATTAGTACCAGCATTAGTTAAATTGAATTTTTCACCACTATTATCTATTAATCTAATAGAACCTAATGAACCACTCAATACTAATTCCCAGTTACCTGGATCAATTCTTTCTCTATAATTTGCTCTACTAACATTAATTGCATAAAAGTCATCAGATGAATAACCATCTGCTGTACTACCACTATAAAAACGGAATTTTGGTTCGTCTGTATCTGTCAATAATGATCTATATTGAAAATAAGTAGCTTTAGTAGGTAATGTTCCATTATCATCTAAATCCAATGTTTGGGCACCAGCTCCACTAATATGACCATACGCTACTGCAAATTCAGAAGTTGTAGAACCTGTAATATATACATTGTAATAATATTCATCAGTTGCAGAACCACTATTACCCGCAGCAGATGCATCTGAACCAGTTACTAACTCTACTCCTGCTCCACCAATACTACCACTACCATTACTCCACAAACCAGTTGTTACGATTTCGTTTTTAGCCGGTACAATATCAGTTGTGTTAAATGTTTTATATACAGAATTTGTAGTAACACCCGTTTCCATTACCAACTTTTCACCCGTTGTAAGGTAGTTGTTAATAATAGATGCTAATTGTGTTGTATCTAAAACTCCATTAGCATTTTGTCTTTGTAAATTAAGATAATTTGCTAAGTCGTTAGTAAGCTGTGTACCTGTGTTTGAACCTAAAGTTGCCATATTCGTTTGTTATTATTTTATGCTGCTACATATGTAACTGTCACCGGAATAGTAATACTACCACCAGTTTCGTTACCAAATATAGTCAATGTTGTTGTTAATGTTGTAGTTAATGAACTATTAGGGATGAATGAGAATGTTACACCCTTAACTACTTCTGCAGTTGCTGTAACACTATTTGTAAATGTTGCTGAAGTTGTAGTTATATTTGCTAAACCTTCTCCAACGATAGTACCTGCATTCTTATTACCTAATACTGCCGTATATCCACCATTTTTATTTCCAGCTGGAGATGTAGAAGGTGTAATTGGGAATGTACCACTATTTGTTTTAGCATCTATTACTGAAACATTTATTGATACCACAGGTAATTTAGTAGTTCCTTTTGGTAAAGTTACTAATTTATATTTTAACGCCTGTGTTTCATCTGGACTAGCTTCTAAAATAGGAGTAGCTATGATTGCTTTATCATAAAATGCAGAACCTTTTGGATGGGCTGTATCATATAAGTTATAATCAATCTCATCATCACCCAATGCAAATTGAGAAATGTTTAAAGGTTGTCCAGCTGCTAATTTTTCTCTACCCTTTTTGGTAAGAATTGCATCTACCGTAATTGTTGTGTTATCTAAGTATGCCATAGTTTGTTTATTATTCTTTTATAAATATATAAAATATTTTTTCTTTACATTATTTTTATTCAACTTCTAATATTGGTTCACTATTACTTCTACCTTGAGCTGAAATTCTTAATGTAGTAGGATTACTTACAAATGTTTCTATTGGAGATTTTCCATCAACAGTTGTAGTACTTGTTTGTTTTGAACCTCTATAAAATACATTTTGTAAACCCAAATGTTTATCACCAGTTAGTGCGTAGTGTGTT